AAAACGAGTTGTAAAACGTCTTTGAACCGCTTTTAACTGAAGTAAGTATGGAGTATCTCCTGAATATTGAGATAGATTTAGATCGTTTATATTAGTATTTTTGATTGAGTCAAATACTGTGTCTTGGGCTAAATAATCTACTTCATACCATTGATTTCCATCACTATCAAATATATCTAAAATTCCTACAATATTTTCTCCTGTTATTTCAACAGTAGAAAATTGTTGGGGTAAATTAAAATTAAAACTAGTAGTATTAATAGTAGAAGAAATTGCTTTTCTAGTTTTCTTTAAAAGAAAAAAATTAGGACTATTATTAGTAATACTATATACAGTAATTTCTGTAGGATCACCTGAAGAAGATACACTAAAATCAACTGGATCTTGGATTATAAATGAAGCATTTCCTGAGCTTACTGTAGTATTAGCTGGAATAAACAAAGCATAACTAAAATCAGGGAAAGTTTCTCCTGTACTAGGAACTTGTTGATAAAAATCTAAATCAACAGTTGCAACTTGGGTTACATTTGGTTTATACCCAAACATATACGCTAATTCATACAAATTATTTGTTTGACGAGCATATTGTAAATATGTTTCTTGAATTTGATTATCAAGATAAAAAGATAAAACATCACCCACATAAGCTGCCATTTCCATAAACATCATCCCAGGAGATGATGGAGAAAAATCATTGTATGTAGTAGGAAAATAGGTACGAGCATAGTTAATTAAACTAGCTCTTAACTCGGTAAAATCCTTGTTTATGTATTGTATATTACGTCTTATTGCCATTATGAGAATGCTATTTCGATTTCATCAGAGATTGCTGTATCAGTAATGCTATAATTTATTGATACAATTAAGTTATTACTATTATCATTTTGGAATACTTCTAAATTAGAAACTATTACATTTGGAAAATATTTATTAATTTTAGCTTGTATGTCCTCTTTTAAAAATTCAGTAGTATCATTAGTTATTTGTTCAAAAACAAAAGATCTTAAACCTCCTCCAAAAGTCGGATTTAAATATATTTCTCCTGGTTCTGTTAAGAAAAAATTTATTAAATTATTTTTTATAGCATTTTGTGTAGTATATGTTGTTTTAAAAACAGCAGGAGCATTAAAAGGAATAGCTACTCCAACACCTATACTGGGGCGTGTATCTATAGGGAATATTCTTTTTGCTCCGAATGCCATTATTTATTCATTAAGTTCATTATTTGATCTAAACTAACACTTCCATCAGGTAATGCTCCGTTTACTATGTCTGTAGATTTAGGTTGAAATTGGCCAGCATATGCTGAGGTAGCTACTGCCCCCTGTTGCATTTCTCCTAAAATTCCAGAAAACATATTTCTGCGTTCTTGGGCAGTCAATTGTTTTGGTTTTTCAATATAGGGCTGTGCATATGTATCTCTAACAGATTCATTTACGATTGTCTTTGGAGAACGGACTGCTTCGAGAAGAATATCCTTAAGTTCTTCTTGGATAGCTTCTCTTACAGCTTCTTTAATAATTTTTTTAAAGTCTTGGGTTTTCATGATTATAAATATTAAATTAGTAAGCTTTTAAATTATCTCTGTCAATAATAAATTTAAGTTCATCAATTAATGTTTGAGGATTGGTAGTAAAGGATAATTCTGTTTGAATTAATTTTATTCCATTTTTATTTAAACCTATTGCTCTTTTACGAATGATTTTATCATTAAATGGAATTTCTTCTATTTGAATTATAAATCCATTATAATTATTTTCTCCACCTTCTTCATTTCCTGATGTAGTTTCTTTATTTTCTATTGGGTTCAATAATAAAGAAATATTATTAATATCTTCTGAAAATGGGGTTAATTCTATTTTTAAAATATTTTGGGCATTTATTATTTCTTGGGGAGTAGGAGTAATATTTGTTCCTAAAGTATCTAAGGTTTCTTGAGCACCTAATGTAGTTCCTGTTCCTTGAGCACCTAATGTAGTTCCTGTTCCTTGAGCACCTAATGTAGTTCCTGTTCCTTGAGCACCTAATGTAGTTCCTGTTCCTTGAGCATCTGATGCAGTTTCTGTTTCTTGAGCATCTAATGTAGTTTCTGTTTCTTGAGCATCTAATGTAGTTTCTGTTTCTTGAGCATCTAATGTAGTTTCTGTTCTACTTATAGCAATTTCTTTATCTGTTGAAGGAATAGCACAGAAGGTTATTAAAACATCTAATTGATTTAATATTTTTTTTACTTTATCTATAGTAGATAAAGCAACCGCTATAGGAACAGGAACAGCACTTAATGCTCCTTTATTTTTTTCTATAACAGGAATTAAATCATCATCAATAGTCTCTAGATCACTTAAAAGAGAAGCAATAGACCCAGGAAAGGCTAGTGGGGGTATAAATTTAGCAGCTAATGATACTGTTATTTTTACTGTTTTTATTTGTTTAAGTAACATATCTAAAGAGGTAGTAGTTTTTTGTAACCTATCTACAGTTTTACTTATAGTATTAATACTTTTTCCTATAACATTTAATTGAGATACAATATTATTTCTGATTTTAACTAGTTTTACTAATTCAGATTTAGTAGGACAAAATTGTTTTTTAATCTGGTTTATTTGTTGGGGAGTTGTAGCATTAGCTTTGGCTTCTTGAAAAGCTTGAATTGAATATTTATCTTTTAACTGTTGTATTTTGGGGATAATAATTTTAAAAATTTTATTTTTAATTATGTTCAAAATTCGTTTTCCTAAAGCTTGAATTCCCTTAAGTTTTAAAGAAGATGGAGTATTTTTTTCTAAAAAACTAGATTTAATTTGTATCAACTCAGCAAGTTCTTGCGCTTGCTTTGTTTTAAAAGCATCTTTTTTTCTAATTTTTTCTATTTCTGAAAAAGAAAGTTTGGGTTTTTTTACAGGCATCTTAAATAGTTTTAACAGTTTTTGATGCTAATAATTGTAATCTATTAAGTAAAGGAGTTAATTGCCCATTGGCTAAAGAACCAGCAGTATTCATTATTGCTAAAGGACCTAAAATTCCTGGTTGAGTAGATAATCCAGCAGGACCTGTTAAATTTATTAATATCTGAATAAGTTCTTGTAATAGTTTTATTGTGTCATCTCCAAGTAAAACAGATTGGGTTGCATTTTTATCTCCTAAAAATACTCCTCCTCCATTAGATTCCGGGTATGTTTGTAATATTATAGGGCTTGTTGTTTCTATATTAATACTACCAATAGCATTTAAATTAATAGATTTTTTAGAAGTTAATAATAAATGATCTTGAGTAGTATTAAATACTAATCGTCCTGAGTTTATTAGTATTTGTTTTCCTGAATATTCTTTTGGGTTAGTGGGTTTTTCTTTATAGCTATTGTATTCAATACTAGAAGCTTGTAATGGTATTTTTTGAATAGAAGTTAAATATATAGAAGAATCATCATTATTAATTAATTCTGTTATAGGTAACCATCCTTTATCCGATTCTTCTTTTAAAGCCCCAGGATCTTGTCCTTGTCCATTTCTTAAAATAATTATAGGATCTCCATCTGTTCCTGTTGAAGACCATTCATTAGGGTCAATTTGCCCTTTAACAGTAGAACCAAAACGAATACTATTACCCCATCTTCCTTCAATAATTCTATCTCCTTCATATGGTAAAAGAGGGTGAATATTAGCTCTTTCTTTAAATGTTTTACCTAAAAATATTTCTGTAGATTGATCTGTAACTCGTCTAACACTTCCTGCTTGAGTTTGTTCATAGTCTTTTTGTTGAGATGGGGATAGAATATTTGAATTTTGAGGAAAAGCATTATGGTGAGGGTGATTCCATAATCCTATAACATTAACATAATAATTAATTTTACTAGTAGCAATTTCTCCTATATTAGTATTAGATAAAGGTAATATATAAACTATCTCATTTATTAATGGAAAATTTTTAAAAGAAGCATCTAGTGGTTTAGCTATAGGATATAATTGATTATCAGGAGTAGGTTCTTCAACATTATCAAATTCAATAGTTCCTAATCCATTCCATTCACCTAGTTCTTTAAATCGGGGATGAGTATCATTTAAAATAATACTTTTTACTCTTCCAATAAACATTTTATCTTTTCTAAGATTAGAAAAGAAATCATTTGTTCCTTGAAGTGCAATCGATAGTCCCTTAGCCATTACTCTTCCTTTATATTATTAATAGCGGCTAATAATTGCTCTTTTTCAGCATCAGATATTGTCAATGGGTCGCCTGATGCTTGGCTAGCTATAGCTCGTTGGGCTAACGCTGCCATTTTAACAAGTAAATCGTCGTTTTTAACTCCTATTTCCATATATTCTTTAATTAATGGAACTATAAGAGTAGCATCGCCTATCTCATTTATTAATGGTTTTAATTCCGAAATAAGTGTAGATATTTGTTTATCTTTTTTCTTTTGGTTTTCATATATCTCTTCTAAAATACTAGAAAAAGACTTTTTACCAAATACAATTTTATCAAATTGGCTCATACTATTTTATTATAAATATAGTTATATCAAACTTTCATATAACCATTTTCTTCATAAAATAAATAATGAGATTTATATAATTTATATAAGTGATTGGCTACTTTAGTGATCTTAGGTGTTTTAACATCGATTTGCTCGCGAATATAAATATAAAGTGCCTTCTTGTTGAAAATGGTTAAATGGTCTCTTTTACGAAATAATTCCAATATAGCATCAGCTACTCGAGCATCTGCTTCTTTTGGAAATATTTTAAATATATTTTTAGTACAGAAATCTACATATAAATCCATAAACTCTGAAATTTTATTATTTGTGTAGTTTTCTTCTAGTTCGTATGAGTAGTTTTCATCTTCGTATAGTTCTTCTATAGGAATAATATCTAATCGCTTTTTATAGTTTTTCTGGTTGGATAATATCAAATAGCGTTTTGCTATTGTTCCAAAATATGAATATGCTTTTGTTCCTTTAGAAGGATCAAATAGGTGTATTTTAGAAAGAAGAAATGTTATTACTTCGTGTTGTAGGTCTTCAATATTTTCAACCTCAGTATAATAAAATTTAAAGGTATGAACTATATTTTCAGTTAATTTGAAGAAAGGATAGTGTATCTTTCTTTCGTATATTTTACTTTTAATAATAGGATCGTGCTCGTTATTATATTTAATAATAGCGTCTTCTGTATCTTGAGTAAAATATACCATTATAAGTTTTTTATATTAAAAGAATTAAGAATAGTTTGAATACTCTTAACACTTTCAAAGAAAAAACCAATTTCGTCATCTGCTTTAAATGAGCCTCGATGGTCTATTTCTTTTAGTTTCCTGTCTGATTCATCTATAATTTTAGAAACTTTATTTAAATAAACCATATATCCTGTAAGGATATCTTCTTGCTTTTCATTTTTGCGTAGAAGATTAAAGGTCGTGTATCCAAGGATCACGACCATTAACGCTAAAATTATTGTTAGAATTATCATATATTATCTAATAGATTTTTTAAGCTTTCACTTTTAAGTGTACTTAATGCTTTTTGCTGTTTGTTTATAGCAGGTTTAGTGTTAGGTTTAGTACTAGTATCTAATGTAAAATTCTTTTTAGGGGTTTCCACGGAATTTTTGAATTTTGGTAACCATTCTCTTTCAAATTCAATTCTTGCTGCCATTAAATCTGCTTGGTGTAAAATAAATGGGAGACAAGTACGTGGTTTTTGTTCAGGCATAAATGTATGAAGATACTTTTTATTAGCTTCATCGTATAAACCATCGTGGGTTTGAATAGCTAGCATTTCATTAAATGAATACTGAACCCCATGAGATTGGAGCAAATATAAACCACGATCAGGAACTGAAGCAAATGCTACTTTGTTATTAAACATATAATCCTCACCTAGTTTATCTTTGCGCCATTGATCTGTTTGAGGAATATAAGATTCGTTTGTTTCGTCTCCCATTTTACCTAAATCGTGATTAATAGCAGAAAATACAAGTTCTTCAACTGTATATGTAGTTAAATCTGCTTCCATTTCACCCCACAAATTATTAAGTTTAAGAGCACAATCTACAACGCGATTAACGTGTTCAATATAGCCTCCTGGAAATGAGTTGTGATATTCTTTTT